TACGAACAACTTCACGGTTGATTTCAGCAAGGATCTCACTAGACAAGATGTTAGCAAGTTCTTGCTCTGCATCAAGACCATGAATTGCTTTCAAGTCTTGGGCAAGTTCTAAGGTGTACTCAGCTTTCAAAGCACGGGACTGTGCAGTCACCGCTGTCTTCTCAATACTGAATGACATCTCACGGAACAAAGTTCCAGCTTCTCCCAAACCTTCTGCAACGTTACGAGCCATTGGTGTTACACCACGCTCATATGTGCCAGCTGTGGAATCGTTAAGAAGTGCAGGGTTAGAACCCTCAACAACATCGTCAGAATCATAGTCATTAGCACTAGAATCAGATCCAGCAGAGAAGTTGGAGTCTGCTTCGTTGAACAGAGCTTCGTCTCCACCACGTCCTTCGTAATGCGCCTTCATTGCGAAGATAAGTCCAGTAGGACCACTCATTGGCTGAACGCCGCAGATATCATATGCAACCAGGTTAGGCATTGCACGACGGATCAAGCTGATTAGAACGGGGTCAAATCCAGCAAGTCCACCAGTCTTTGTATCTAGTCCACTACCACTAAGTGCATTGGTTCCAATAGCACCAGCAGAGTTTCCAGCAGCACCACCTGCTTCTTGTAGCATTCCACGCTCTTCGCGTAGAAAGCGTTCTTGGTTTTCTAACAGTACAGCGGTGACACTCTTCTTGTAATTATCTTTGATGGCAGCAGTGCCTTCATGATTCAGAACAGGATCCCACTTTTCTGTTAGGGCTTTAGCGTTAAACATTTTCCCTAAAAAGTAAGTTAGTTAATTATTATCTATTTCCAGCGAGCAAGTGCAGCAGCATAAGCATCCATTTGAGGATTTGTGCTTGGTGCTTCTACTCCATCTACTGGTGTCTCATCAGCAACTTCTGAAGTTGCTACAGTTTTATTCTCCGAGAAATATGCTACCTTAAAGGTTGTTACCTTCTTGGTGTAGTCTTCCTCCGATACGAAATCAACTGCTTCAGCAAGTTTGCTGAGTTTGTCTTTCTGAGTATCTGCCAATCCTTCCGACACAGTGGCCAGAATTGTGGTTTTTGCAGACTCATTTAGACGAGCTTGAAGTCTCACATTATCCTTAACCTGTTCGTCAAGGCGTTCTTCCATCTTACGAATTGATTCAGCCATACCTTCTACCACCTCAACTTTATCATCGGGGATAGAAATGTAGTGCTCTTCAAAGAGATTCTTCAGACCTGTAATAAAGTCCTCAGTAATCTCATTCTTAATACCGCGATCAATGGCGATTTGGTTTTCTTCCAACCATCGTGTTACGGCGTAGTTAACTGTGCCATTAACTTCTTCAGAAAGTTCTGCTTTAGCAGCAGAGATCTTTTCTTCTGTTTCTTTGGCAAAGTGTTCTACAAGCTTTGTATACTCTTCTGCAAGTTTTGCTTTGACAGCACCTTCAAAGATGGTCTTTGCTTTCTCGGCAAACTCTTCAGAGAGTTCGGTTCCCTCAAGGAGGGCTTTTACATCGTCAGATACATCCACGGATTCAAAGGAAGGTTTGATTGGGTACTGCACATCTGGACCTTTAGAAGTTCCGTATGCAATTTCGGCACCAAGAGAATTAGTACCAGCTTCGTCACCAGGCTTACCTGACGTTGAAGTTTCACTGCTGTCTTGTGAGACAGGAGCAGATGCCTTAGCACCTGGGTTATCTTCGCCTTCTTCCTTATTAGAATGAAGAGGCTCTGACTGGGATCCACCCAAATCAGTTACTGATTGTCCATTTGCAACAGAAGGTGGAACGGTTGGTGAAGAACCTGATGGCTCATCTTTTCCGCTTGACTTCTGTTGGGGGTCACCCGAAACAGCCGAAGGATCTGATCCCTCGCCAGGAATTACAGTCGCGGTGACTGTAGGCATAGGATCTTGATATTCTTTGAGAATATCTTTCTGCTCAGTAGCAAATTCCCCGAACTTTTCGTTTAATACATCTGACATTGTAAGTCTTCCCGTAAATTTACTTGTGAATTATCTCTAGTTATTTATAGAATCATAAACCTGTAAGGAAATCATTAAATACTTTCAATGATCTTTCCTCTAAGTTTCTGCGTGTAGCAGAATCCATGTAACGCTGGTATTTAGCAACCTTTGTCTCCTTCAGGATGCCATTATCCCAGGCCCACTCTTTGCCTTCCATGATACCATTAACGAATGCATCAGGTGCGGAAGGATCAGCGACAATATCAGCAGCAGTAGCAAGCATGAAGTCATCCATGACTACACCACAATCTTCTCGCTTATCAATTGAACCCATACCTCTAGATGAAACACCAAGTTTCACACCTTCTTCTAATAATGCCTTGGCAATATTACCATTGGGTGTAGATAAAATTTGTGCTTTACCTATGAAGTTATTACCCTCTGCCCGAAGCGAGGTAATTCTGTGGGATACTCGGTCAAGGTTGACAGTAGGACCGTCAGGGTGACCAAGCTCGCCAAGAGCACGGCTAGTTTTAACATACTCTTCGTTGTAGCGTTGAACTTCTTTCTCAAGAACACTAAATGGATACATACGTCCATTACGATTCTTGATTTCTGATTGAAGGAATACTCCCTCAATATAGAGTTTTTTATCATCACCTTTACCTTCGGTGATGACCTCTACATTTTCAATCGTTTCCGTTATCAGTTTCATTGGAAGGTTCCTCTGGGGTATCCGCTACTGGTTCATCAAAATATGTTTTTGCTACGGTTTTTTTATAATCACCGATAGCATCACTTGATCTTGCATAGAGTAAGTCTTGTAAAGCATCAATTGCATTAGCACGTTGGTTATCTGCAACAGCCTTTACAACATCCATCACTCCAGGATCAGGATTTACCTGATCAATTTTTACATCTTCAGTCATGATAATTAATTATTTAGTATTACTAGTAGGTTTAGGTTGCGCTTTCATCAATTGCAATTGCTTATTGTGAGCATCATCCGCAGCTGCTTGATCTAATTGTGCTTGATCATCTTGTTGAGATGCTGCAATTTCTGGAGCATATGCTTGGTTTTGACGATCCATCATATCCATCTGAGTGACATTGATTGGATCAATTGCAAGACCCTTATCAATCTCTTTCTGCATCTGCTTATCAATTTCTTTGTATTCTTTTTCAGTCTGCTCAAGAATATTCTTGCGAATATATTCAATTGAATAATACTTACCAACAAATACATCCATCTGTGTAGCAAGATTGATACGTGCAAGTTGCAGTTCCTTCTCTTTCAACTCATTGAAATGATTATCAAAGAGGAAGTCATATTGGATATGCTCCTTCATATCATCCCAATCTTCAGGAGAAATAACTCCCTTAAGAATCAATTGAGTTTTAATGATGTCGTGAAAAAGTTCTCCAAACCTTTTACGCATTCTACCAATGAACTTGGTAAACTTAAGTTCATCCCTAAGAACTTCAGTAGTTTTACCAAGATTAAATCCTTTATTATCGTCAGTAAGACGACTAGGAGGAAGATTGAGCGAGTTGTATAACTTCTTCCGAAAATATTCAACGTCTTTGAGTTCTCCTAGGTTTTGTCCACCTGGGAGTGTTGTGATTTCTGTTCCACGTCCACCCTCTCTTCTAGGTAACCAGAAATCTTCAAGCATACTCATATGCTTTTTATCATCTCTGATCTCACCAGTACTAGCATCGTAAACTAACTTGTTACGATACCTAGACATGACATCACGTAGATATTGTTCTGCCTTAATCTTAGGTAAGTTACCAACATCAATATAGAATATTCTACGCTCAGGAGCACGTGATAATCTATAGATGACAAGAGCATCTTCAATCATGCGAAGCTGATTAAGAGACTTAATCGCTTTATGCATGAAACTAAGATGCATCCTCTTGTTTAAATCTTGTAGGCCTGAAGAACAGAAAGCAACCGAATCAACTGCCATCTTAATTCCTTGGGAGTTGGACATATCTCCAACTGGACCCATTGCACCACCCCTTAAATATCCTCTTGGGTTGTACAAGTAATAATCAATATAGTTGCCCCACTCCATCTCAAGAGCAGTACCAGCAACTGACTTTGCTAATGAAGCATCTGGTGGACTACCAAGTTTTCCTAATTTTTGTCTGACCTTACGCATCTTGAGTGCGTCAACATATCTCAACTCAAGAATACCATCTTTAGGTCTATCTAAATCTACTACCTTATGATAAAAAATTCGTCCGTCAATATACCACGAACGAATAATCTCATGTGCTCTATT